AATCGAATGTCGTAGAAGAAGACCTACGAGTACGGCAGTGAAGGTTACCAACGCAAAGAGTTTTGTAAGCAGGTCCATGTTTGAGATGATGAGAAGTATGAACATACAGACAAACATCGTCACGAAGGCGACGTATTCTTGGCGAGTTGTGTATTTCATAGGATAGCGACACACGGTACACAATCCATCTGGATAGTAGCGTATATGGTTCTCTAAACAGCGTATATGAATATACATAGCTGTTCCGCGACAAGCACAGGGTGAAATCAATGTATCTGGATTGTTTGACTCCAAACATATCCTACATTGTGGGGGCATTGATTATTGTATTCGTCCGTAGTCTATACTGTTGAAACTTACGAAAGATGGTGAACGCAGCAAACAACAATCCAATCACCAACAACACATTCAGAATGAGGTTCAACCAATCAAACGCCGTTCGCTCTTTCAACTCTCCCTTCTTGCGTTCGATGAGGATCTGACTGCGAAGTTCGTCAATCTGTTTGCGGAAGGCATTCACAGAATACCCAAGTTCGTCGCGTATGCTCAAGACACGGTCCTTCAATCCATTCACAACATCAATCGTCTTGCCCTGCTGTTCAACGAGCAAGGACTTGTTCTCAAACTCGGTCTTAAATCGGGTAGCAACGGGATCCACCTCTGCCTTTGCGATTCGTTGTTTTTCTTGCTCTAACCACTTTTCGCCCTGTGTGAGCATATAGTATTCAATGCGTGCACCCTGATATGCCTGTGGAGCCTCGTGTCGCGCATTCTCTGCTTTTTGGAGTTTTACAAATGCGTCGTCGATCTTTTTCTTTTTGTCAATGGCTGCATACGCAACTTCAATCGCACCTTTGACCCGTTCCTGTTCCTCTACATATTGATTGTAAAAGGATGGACTCTGTATTTTCAGTTGCTCCAATGTTGGAATAGGATCTCCTCGTTCTATTTGAATCGAAGGGACTGGATTCAGCAAGACATCTGTCCCAGGATCTGGTCTATCGTTATAGACGCACGTAGGTCCTCTTTGTGTCATTTGGAGCTTGTATCCCTTGTCCTGCGGGCAACGAACAACGCATTGCCCCGATGCCCCTGGACTTAACTGAAATCCTCTTGGACACGTATTACCCATTATCTATTTCTTAAGAAAGATTCCAATCGCAATACCGAGACAGACCAACAAGAATGCGAGTCCGTGTGCTGCAGTCAGCGGAAGAACGAAATACCCAATCAAAGAGACGACCACCAATGCCAAGACGACCTGAAGCAGCAAAAGACGTTGTGAAACAATCCCCATGATTGTTCGGTATTCCTTCTCTGCCTCGCCGGTTGGCGCAACCTCTGGGCGTGCTACATTCAGACTGTCTGTTATCTTCTTCACCTCATCTGCTGCTTCTTGGACGCTCCGGTAAGCAGAGAACTCTGTTTGAAGTTTCGTATATTGGGCACCTTGAATTTCTTGTTCACGATTCACTCTGTCGCGGTCTTCTCTAGCCAGCTTGTCTGCGGCAAACTCAGCGCGAAGTCTTGCTGCTTCATTGCTGACACGTGTAAGTTCTGCGTCGTATCTAGACTTCTGGGCTCTAAGAGGAACTCTGCGGACAGAGAAACTATAGCGATTGTCTTCAATCAATATGCATCTCTTATCGAATAGTCCTCGTACTTCGGATGTGAACTCGCGCGGACACATCGCACTGCAACCTAGAAAATCACGTTCAAAGTTTGATGGACACTGTGACATTCCCTTACTTACGATTCGGGATAAAAGAGTTCAGCTTTCCATACAGAGGAGCGATCAATCGCACCTGAGCCGAAATCTCATTGGACTTCCAACCCAGTGTAGGCGCTCCAATTACGTTGGACGAGTTGACATACGGGGCAACCTGTGCCATCATCTTCACATAACGCGTGTGGTCTGACGCATCGGTTGTCAAACGCACATGGCGAGGCGTATCAATCTCAAAGTACGATGTAACGGGCATTTTTGTTTATAGCAAACAAGATAATGAGTAGGCCTACCCCATCGGTGGAACCCATGGCGTTTTACAGTGTAGTGAACATGTACAAGCAAAACTATTTGCAATACAAGTTAACAGGACGAGCGGAGTTCAAGACCGCGTATGAAAATGCGCAGGCGTGGATTACGAGATACTTGTCTCAACTGGACAAGCGGATTACGGAGGACAAGGAGTTTGTCGGTAAGTTTGTCACGGAATATCAGAACACCAATCCAGAACTGAGTGCTCTTCAAGAGCAGATGAAAACCATTCGAACCGAAGGACCCAAACTACAGGACCGCTATCAAACCGAACAAAAAATGCGCGAGGCAGCGCCCGAAGACTACACGTCGTATTACATCAAGGGAGGCGTGATACTTGCTGCCATCGGCATTGGTGTCATCGCCAACTTCTTCTGAAAGTATCCCTTGATGAGTATCACCAAAAGTAGCAGCAAACAAAATGCTAAAAAGATACCCAGATACAGATACATGGACCTGTCGGCGACAACTTCTTCGTATTGGCGAATACGACGCAGGGTTTCGAGTCTGTCGGTTTGTTTGTTCAAATCGCTGTAGTCACGCTGAATACGTGTCAGTTTCATCGTGAGTTCATCGCGAGCAATCCGAAGACTTCCTGTCTCATTTTTGACGTCGGCCACCATAGCAAGCATCTGTTCGAGAACAGTGGCAATCTGAAGGTTGACTGCTCTGAGTTTTTCCACTTCTGCGTTTATAGTTTCTGCAGTGGTCGCTGCGATTGCCCTGTCCGCAGTTGCCTTGTATTCCTTATCAAGGTCTTGGTATTTCTTGGTCAATTCGTCCATTACTCTTATGCGACATTTGCGTCTTCTACTACATATCTCCAGAAGTCCGCTACACCCGCCGTATCACTCGGTCGTTGAATGTAGACAATATCGCCTGGAATTGCACCAATCCATTTCGCCATTGCATCTTGGGAATCCATAGAAGGCAACTGCTCTTGGGGGTTTGTAATCTTGCGCTTCTCGTACTCCTTCGTGATATCGGGGTGCTGCTTCTTGAAGTTCTCGTCAAAGATGAAGTGTGGCGACACCATGCGATGGGTGGTGATATCAAACTGGAGTTGGCGAATGTGGAACAATTGGATGCGCTGCTTTGCCAGTGCCTTCACCACCTTCAAGACATTCTCGGAGGGAGGCGAGAGTGTGACAATGACAAGACCCTGCTTCATCTCCATCTTGGAAGCAAAGTCCGTCAACTTCTCAATATCACGTTCAAGCAGTCCTTTCTCCTTTTGACTGAAGATGACCAGTGTATCCCCAATCTTGTAGGCATTTGCTCGCTCCAGAGTGTCGAGTGTCAGTCTCTCCAAGTCTGTCTTCAAACCACGACGAGAGAGCATCACCTGTAGAATTTCAATTGCCTTGTCTTCCATTGTGCTTGTTCCTTTCTTAGATTGTAAGCGGTTCGTTTTTTTCGGGTCTTCCTAACAATGAGTCCCTTGCCGTTTCTTCTGCTGGCGGTTGTATTGATTGGTCTAATGCTGGCCGCATCCCGCGAACGCTTCCAACCTGAGTTTTTGGATAAGACACAAGTCCAAAAGACCGTTGCTGTCGAGGATTCGTCTTACCGCCAAGACACGAACCATGTGAACCCCGCCCCTTACAACATGGGTCCTATTGCAGGTGTGCGCAGTCCGTTCCAAGTCAACCAATATAAGGCATACATTGTATAATGGACTCCTATAAAAAGGTAGCGATTCCAAAAGCACTGCGCGAACAGGTTTGGATTCGCTACATGGGGCGAAAGTTTGAAGGAAGATGTCGCGTGCGATGGTGTAGCAACACAATCACGGCGTTTGATTTCCAATCTGGTCACAATGTCCCCGAAAGCAAGGGAGGTCCTACAACCATCGAAAATCTTATACCGATATGTGCTCGTTGCAATGTGAGTATGGGAAACCAATACACCATTGACGAGTGGAATCGTTTGGGCGAAGGAGCAAGGTGGTATAGTCGTTTCTTTTTCTGGAAATGACTTTCTTTGATATTGTAATGAATGAGCGAATTGTCTATTGTTTTTGGACTGAAAGCAATCCAATGTCAGAAATGCGCAAGTACGCTTTATATGTTATGCCTCAAACAGTCGAGTGTGATGTTGTGCTTGTCCACAAAGGCAATCTACATACATTTGTTCTTCCGGACCATCCTCTTCACGAAGCCTATCCATACTTAAGCGCAGTTCACAAATCGGATTACTTACGGACATACTTTATGCATTTCTATGGAGGAGGATACGCAGACATCAAAATACAGACCGGTTCTTGGAAATCTTCATTTGAAGAACTCTACAACAGCGATGCCTACATCTGCGGTTATCGTGAGTTTTCCGAAGATGGAGTTGCTTCTCGCGATCCTTCTATCCGAGCACGATATAGGGAGATGATTGGAAACGGTGAATACATTTGTAAACCACAGACACCCTTTACAAAGGCATGGTATTCTCGTACGATTGCCCTTCTGGATGAACGCCTTTCGCGCCTTCGCAAGCATCCTGCCAATCACGCTCGCGACTGCAAAGAAAGGAGCAACTATCCGATTGAATGGAATGAACTGCTAGGTCGTATTTTTCACCCCCTGTGTTTGGAACACCCCGGTCGTATTCTGTTCACATTACCAGCCCATATATATACCAACATGAGAGATTTATAGTTCCAAACTGGGCAGAGCGGGTTTTGCAATTTCAGCGGGAAGTTTGGATGTCTTGCGAAATTCCAAGACTTCATTCCAAAATGTCTGGAGGTCATCAATGTGGTCTGTAATCCACTTGGGATCTTGTGGTACAAAGACATCCTTGACGGATTGCAACACCCAGTAGATAACTTGACAATCTTCATTGCCTTCTTCGTCGTAGACCACACGTCCATCGTCGTAGACTGTAAAGAACCCCTTCGTTCCCGATTGTTTGACCCACTCGTTGTAGAGAACTTGTTTGAAGCGAAACTCTACATACTCGCATTCATCAATACCCGTACATTCCATCTGCATCTGCATCTGATGCCAGTATCCCATGGGGATTTCGTCTTTGGGTTGACGACTCATAGGACACTTGAACTCGACAAGACGACCATAACGCCGCACATCCTCGGGATCATGCGGGATAATCAAACCATCCGGAGACGCACCCAAAAAGGAGTAACGAGGATGTTGAACACATGATACATCTAGGATAGTACACTTGGTCTGCTCTTCGTAGAGTTTCTTCGCAACAGGTTCAAATCGTGTTCCCCACAAAAGAGCGGGGATAGGATTCGCATTCTCATTCGGAACGTAGGTCTCCAGTTTCCGCATCATCACCGACCGTCTTGCTTCGGGCGTTCCAAAGACATTGTACACCTCGGATGCCGTAATCATCTCTCCTCGCTTGGCATGCCACTGCGCCGTCCTCTGGTCGTTGATACCATACAGTCGGAGCACACGTTCGTAACATCGATCGCGTTTCCATAAACGTCCGACATCTCCGGCCATAAGTCGATCGACGACTTCGACAACGCGCCGCTTGAGAAACGAGTAAGAGAGTTGAGGTTCGAGTTGACGACAGAAGAGAACAAACTGGCGAACGCGTGTATGTAGGTGTGTATAGGGGCGATTCTCCAATAACCATGCGGAAAGCACATCGTCCATCTACTCTGTATGCTGTTGTTCTTCAGTAAGTCTATTTTCCTTATCTATTTGGTCTCGCAATGTCGCATAGTCTCCAGTGTCTACGCCTTCCAGGATTCGTGTTTCGCACATCATATCTTCCATCATTTTTTCCACAAGTTCGTTGAGTTCATTTGTATGACCTTCAATGAGTTCTAAGGACACACCGCCCTCGTAATCAAGAGGTTCCGCAGTACATTGGTGGGGGGTCTCCAAGTCATCTCGTTCCAGGATGCGTTGTTTCTGTTCTGCTTCTGTTTGCTTTCCCTCCATTATTACAAGAAGTCATTTTCAATGAGTAAACCTATTTCCATCATGGACATTCAAAGCAAGGAACAATGGGTTCTTCATCGCCTAGAGAACTTTTATCGCAATCCCACTCATCTTGAGCGTGTCAAAACCATTCTAGAAGGAAACTCGAATATGAGTCTGCGATTAATTGATTGGTTGGTGACCAACTACGCGAAAAAGAACAACATCTCCTATTTGACGAAGGAGGGTAAGCATGTGATTGTGTACCTTGCGTACAAGAGTCATCTCAAGGCGTACAGCAAGAAGATGTTCGACCCGTTCTGTCGTTGGAAGCGTATTCAGTTTCTGGGTATGAATACCACAGTCGGTCAGTTGAACTTCTTTGAGTGGGCAATCCAGGAAGAGGTGTTGGATTTCTTACAGGAGCACCTAGAAGAAGTCCAAAAGGATATGGACGATTGCTCGACGACGATTCAACCACAGGAGGGACGCAAGAAGCGCCATGAACTTTCTCGTTCTGCGACCAAGTCCATCTGTATGCACGATGTTCGCGTTCCTGTGAAATTTGATTAGTCTTACCTAACAACAATGTATTCGATTCTCAATCCAAATGTTATTTACCAAGACACCTCTTCGGATGTCACGGAGCACGATATTGATGTCGTGTCCGACCTCTGGGAGATGGATGGACACAGCGTATACCGAGGGTCACGAGATCCGCGCTATACTCACGCCAATGTCTACTGGCTCTACAACGAAGATCTGGAACGAGTTGGTTGTTCAGAGCACAATGTTCGGGATCAGGCAGATTTTCGTTTGCTGTGGTTTCGTGAATCCGAGTTTGGAACTCTGCTCCAAGAAGATGGGTGGAAAATCACAGATGATTTGTGGTCGTATCTTCCACGACACACCTTTGACCGTGCCTTCAACGAAGGGTGGACAATGCCAAACACGTTTCTAGAGCGGTGTCTCTACGGTTCTCTTCGAGTTCTCACATGGAAGGATATTGTAAGGTTGCCGACTGTGTATTCGTGTAGCAAGTGCGGTGCTCGGTCATTGACGTCGTCCAAATGTCGCACAGAGTCTTCTGTTCTCGACATTCCACAAACGGAAAAAGTATTCTTTGTAGATGAGGATATGATGGTTCATATCCCGCCTAGTGATTCATCAGTATGGTTTAGGTTGCAGAAGCAGCAGCGCGGCGACGATTCTTCACACCCACCGAGGGAGCAGGCGCAGGCGCAGGACTCGCAACCGGAACACTCACCTCTTCCTCCTCATGCTCTTCCTCATGCTCCTCCTCCTGAACAGGCGACGAGCGAGCAACTGGCTTCACACTAACCTCCTCATCAATCTCGTCTGCAAACACATCCGCAGCAGTCAAGCGATTCGGGGGAGACACACGAGCATGGGTCACGCGCCAAGTCACGCCAAATCCCTGACCACTCACATACACGCTCGGTGAGATAGCGAGAGACGCCTCCACACGCTTAGGGAACACTCCAGCAATGTTCTCCGTGTCAACCTCAACGGGCTTACCCGTTCCATCCACCACGCTCATAGAGACAACACCATCATACACAGGGACCTTCATACGGAAACTGGGAGGATACTTACCAGAAGGTACCCACTCGCCGTTCACCTTCTCCACACTGGGACTGATGAACGACTTCATGAGCGCAGAGAGAACATTGCGATCACGCGTCTTACCGAACCAACGACCACTGTTCGCGGCCGCAGTATCAAGCAACTTCTCCTGCATATCGAGGAGGAAGTTGTAGAGATTACCAACATCACCAAGGTCAGCAGATGCCCTCTCCTTCGCATACGGGTCACAACCCTTCAGCGTAGCAGACAGTTGGTACGTAGTCGCACCGCTATCCGTGTCCTTGATATTAATGCCCATGGGATACA